AATAAGCGGACATTCACAGTTTGATAACTGTGTAGGCTCTTGGTTAATGGGTGCTGATTCAAGTGATACCACATCTACCATACAAGACCAGACATCTAACAACAATGATGCTACTGTAAGTGGTGCAACATTAGTAGGCTACAATGACGGCACAGTATCTGGTACTCCAGCATCTATCGTACTCACGGAAGGTCTTACAAGTGGTAGAGATTCGCAAGGATTCTATCTTACCAATACAGACGAGAACGTACTTACGCTGAATGGTGCTGAATATGTGGAAGCATCAGATTCGGATGTGTTGAGTTTTGGTGATGGAACTGATGATAGACCATTTAGTATTGAAGCGTGGGTTAATATGAATGATGCAACCAATTTTGTGATTGCGACAAAGGGTATTTATAATTCAACGGGAGAGTGGTTATTCGCAGTTGGTTCTGATGATAAATTGAAATTACAGTTACACGATGAAAGTGTGGCTGATACCTATGAAAAAGCCTATTATAATACTGCGTTAACTTCTTATGAAGGTCAATGGGTTCATCTATGTGGTACATATAATGGGGTTGGTGGTACATCTGCCAATGGGGGAATTGCTTTATATGTAAATGGAGCAGGTGTTGCAGAAACACTTGCAGATAATGGAACTTATGTGGCAATGGAAAATCTTGGTGCTGATGTTCAAGTAGGTAGGTATGATACTGATTATTCAGACGGAAAAATTGATGATGTCCGCATCTACTCACAAGAACTCTCCGCATCAGAAGTAGAAAAGAATTATAACGCTGGACTCAGCAAACACAGTTAGGATAACATTATGAAAGGTCAATATACACACTATTTAATCATACCAAAAGATGCCACAACTCGCATATCAGATAGATACGATTGGCAGACATTCACATACAAGGATGTAGAGAAAACAGGCACAAGAGATGTGAATGTGACTCTACCTACCGAAGATGATTTAAAGTCCGAAATTCAGGCATTTATGGACACTCACAGCATATCTGGAAGTGGTACTAAAGCAGAACTGCTCACGGCTATTGATGAGTGGTTAATGGAGAACAATATTCCAACCACAAGTGAGTCTTATACTTATACTGCACAGGAAGTAGATAAAACTTCAGACCACGAAGCAAAGGTTGATGATATGGTGGAACGTCATCCATTATACTTTGCTAAACGTGAAGCACCAGATGGTTCTGAATACTGCATCAAGTCGGATTTAACATTCACGGAACTGAAGGCTCTGCCAAGTTCTATTAAGATATTCACCAATGAAGAAACTAAAGCATATATCAGCGAGAATTGGGATGAAGAATAGATTACAATCCCCGAAAAGTATGTTGAATTGTGTAAGTACCAGTTACAATTATCAAGTTAGTTACACCTATGTATGCCCAAAGCATTAAAAGACCCGTCAGCGTTGGAGATCACTCTCTCCGTCAAACTCCTGGTGCAGTTAGTGTTCTTTGTGTTCACGATAACTGGGGCTTGGTATGCTCTTAATGGAAAGATTGATTCCAACTCAAATGATATTCGGCAGATTGAAAAATCTCTCGTTGAATATGATAAAATGATGGAGGATCGAGTGTCCAGACTTGAAGGCTACAAAGAGCAAGAATTGGAAGCAGTAAACAAGTCACTTCTATCAAAAGTCTTGGGTGGCGGTGAATAATGTGCGAAATATACTACATTGGTGACAAATGCCAAATAAAGGATTAATGAATGGATTTCAATTTATTGATGGAATCATGGGGAACACTCGGTGCAACTGGTGTAATAAGTTTATTATTCGGATTTATGATAACGAATTTGATAAAGAGCCAAAATGCACAATCTGAATCACTTGATAAAATTCAGGTAAATATTGCGAAATCAGAGTCCACAGGAAATAATGTCGAAGGAATCTTACTCAAGTTGCTTGATCGGATTCAACGAGAAAGTGAACAGCAGAATGATGAAAGAAATCGAAGGCACGAAGCGATGCTTGAAGCGTTAGGTGATGTTGAAAAACAACTATCTCGCATGGATGGAATAATGTCTCGAATGAATGGTAATGGCAAATGAAAACAGAAGCACACAGAGAAGAAGTTATTCGTTTACTTACAAGGTTAAATGAAAGACAAGTGTCTATCTTTAAACACATTGAAAGAATTGATAAGCACCTTGAGAAAGTAAATGGCAAGGTGGCTGAACATGAATCGAAGTTAGTAGAAATTAAAACTTGGGGAGGAGTGGCAATGTTTGCTATTCCTATAATCGTAAATCTTATAATGAAGGTAATGTAATGAATATAATGAAAATGGTAGCAGATGAAGTTCTATCCGATGAAGCAAAGGACGAATTTCTGGATGAACTTAATAAGTCTATTGATGTGCCAATTATTTCTGAAAAGACAGAAAGGGCAATCATGGAAGCAATTTGGAAGATTGTAAAATCTCTTTTTATGAAAAAACTTGGACTTGCATAGTGCCAAAATAGATTTTCTAAACAACAAAAAGGAAACACCTAATGCCAGAATACGACAATAGTGGTGTTCTTTTCGTCAATGATCGGAAAGAAAAAGAAAGTCAACCTGACTATACAGGCAATGTAGTTATGGATGGAGTTAAAAAACGCCTTGCTGGTTGGAAGAAGACATCGAAGTCTGATCCTTCTAAAACATTCTTGAGTTTATCTGTTTCAGATTTCCAGGAAAAAGCACCGGAAACAGCACAGGCAGAATCGGAAGATCTACCTTTTTAAATGAAGTTTGATGATATCATTGAACAGGTAATAGAGTCTGAAGGGGGATCCAGGATCACAAAGGATCCCCTTGACCCTGGTGGCACTACTAAATACGGTATATCACAAAGAGCATATCCTGACCTGGATATTGAGAAACTACAGGAACAACAGGCTAAAGATATATATTATCATGACTACTGGATTCCATCCAAAGCAGATAAGGTCCCGGCACAGATCCGTGAGATCTATTTTGATATGGTGGTTAACTTTGGAAAGAGATCCGCAGTAAAGGTATTACAACGGGCCTGTAATGGTAAGAACACATTTGATATAGCAGTGGATGGTGGTATTGGACCAGCAACACTTGGGGCCTGTAAGAACCTGGAGCCTGAAAGATTACGGGCATACAGAGTATTAAAATTTGCTAATATAGTTTATAAAAAACCCAGCCAGGAGAAGTATTGGTTTGGCTGGTTCCGGAGAGCATTAAGAGTATAATGTGACGGCTAATCCGTCACACTCCCCTATAAGTTCAGCAATATCAGTAAGGTTCCAGGGCTCATAACCCGAAGGTCGTAGGTTCGAATCCTACCCCCGCTACTCTCAATTATATCTATTTAATTGACGAACTTATTTATTTAATTATATATAGTATTAGATAGAGAGAAGGGGTTTTATTCCGTCACAATTCCGTCACATTATAATTGATCAATATACTTTGATAGTCGATTAACATTTATTTTAACGTATTGGGCAGTGACATCATTTGCCTTATGACCCAGCAAGCATTTAGTATCCCACCTGGTAGCACCAAACTCTTCCAGGTGAGAAGCGAAGGAATGCCTAAACGAATGTAGATCTCCCTGTGGTAATATTTCTTTTAATCTTTCCCTGGATCTCCCAACAGCACCGGGGTGCATTGCATTAATAATATCCATTGTTTGCAGATCTTTATGCAGTGGGATCACAACAGGATTCCCTGTCTTTGTTTGTGTCTTACATAATAAACTGCCATTAAGGTCGCTATTTTCCAGGGTACAGGCATCAGATGACCTTAACCCTGTCTTATAAAGAATAGACCAAAAAACCTTATCCTTGTCCATCCTGGCGTTATCTATGGCTGTATACACTTCATCCCTGGTAAACGCCTGTCTTGGCCTGACCTGGATCACGGTAGGTCTAATTAAGTTCGCCATTGGATTGTCATTTAGGTATCCCATTGCCATCATCCATAAGCACCAGTTATGTATTATCTTGTGTTCTTCTTTTATTGTTTTCGGGGATCTGCCCATTATTCTACGTTTATGGAAATATTCCTGCATAAAAAAAGCGGTCATATGTTTATTGGTGATACCGGGATTAATTCTGATAAACTCATTTAATGCAGACCTGATCCTGGTTGCCCATCCCCTTTTTTTATTAACCATTATCTGTTCAACGTAAATCATATAGGGTTTTTCAATATTAACTGTAGGCACTTCCAAACCAGCATCTCTTAAAGCGAGTTCATGGTCCCACTTTTCCTGTAACCGTAATGCTATCTTGCGGTCTTTTACTTTAGTGGACCTTCTGATCCTGGTTGGATAATCTCCTGTGGTATACCACCAATATGGAGAGTTATCCCTTTTATATATACGGCCTATGCTTTTGGTACTAATTTTTCTAATGACATTATTTTTCTCTCTAATATTTTTATTTTTTCTTCCTGTAGTTCAATCAATTTAAACAATGATCCTATGATCCTATCTGTGTTCATTCGATGTTCCTTAATTTCCGTATGTGTTATTGTTGTGATCTCATTATCAAAATCTTTTCTTTTTATGCCATAGCGATCACAATACCAAGTGATCCATTTGTTGGGTAATTCATTCCTGCTCTTATATGTGGCAAGGTTTCGGCTATCAATATCAAGGAGTATTGCTACTTCTTTATCAAACCTAAATCCTTCTAATAATTTTATTTTATTGATGAAGTCATCTATTGTACTCATATGATACTCGCTTGTAAAACCCAAGCATCAAATATGATGGTCAAGACTCCTGGGGAGGTTATGAATAATTGTTGTAAATATGTATTGACAACATTAATACATATTTTTAATTTATCTATGCTTAATACTATTAAACAACATTAAAACATAATAAAAATATATAAATGAATAACGGAATTAACAAGGACAGCCTGCTTACTACTGAAGAAGTCAGGCGAAGACTTAATCTAAAGACCACTACAGAAGTGGTTTTATTGATCAAGACAGGTGAACTACCCGGCTATAGAATTAGGCCCAGGAGTTACCGAATTAAACCGCAGGATCTGGAATCATATATCGATGGAAAAAGATACCAGGTCGCAACGCTGTAAACAAACAAAACCAGGAGACAGGACAATGAAAATCAAACTACACGATAGGGGGTAACTAATGCCATTCCCATTCATTAAATATTTCAGTGGAACACGCCAAAAAACCCGTCCCGGTAGTCAGACACTTGTCCTGTCTGATGTTCCAACTCCTGGTTATCCGGGGCGGGTCCTCCCATGTGAACACACACACCAGGAGTATCAACCGGAAGAGCCAGAGAATAATGCACCGGAGAGTCTGACTTGTGAAGACTGTGGTGCTGATCTGCTTTTACCGGAACCAGAGTGGGGTGAATTATAATGGACAAATTAATTGAAATATTAGAAAAGTGGATGATCAGATATATCATTATTACTGTCATCTTCATCGTGTTAATTAATGTAATCAGGAGTGCAAATTGAGAGATCCAATTAAACAGGGGCCAGACCTTGATCTGGTATTAAGACAATCCTATATCGGTTCAAGTGAGTGGGCTGTGGTAGCAGGATTATTCAATAAATATAAAAGTCTGTATGACGTATGGTATGAGAAGATTAATGGCTATGAGCCCATTGACAGCCTGCGGATGAGACATGGCCGTGATGCAGAGCCTATGATTGCCAAATGGGTGGAAGAAGACATGAATGTAACAGTGGCAAAAGATGGGTTTGTGCGGTTCCATCAGGATTATGATTTCCTGGCTACAAATTTAGATGGGATCGTCTATCACACCGATGGATCCACATCTGTTTTGGAAATTAAAACAGCATCCACAATAGCCAGGGATACCTGGGGAGCAGAACTGCCAATACAATACTATGTTCAGATACAAGGCCAGATGTTGGTAACTGGTATGAAAAAGGCTTATGTGGCTATTGAGACTTTCGGGTTTGCTGGACCGGAGAAATTTGAGATCCTGGGGCCATATGATTTTGATCCAGAGTTTGCGGAAATGGTTGTTAACAAGTGTGTTGATTTTTGGATGAATCATGTGGTCACCCAGGTTGCACCGGAGCCCATGAATGACAGTGATATTAAGCGGGTGTATCCGGAATCTAATGGTAACAGCCTGGAAGCATCTCCAGAGTTAAAGACTCA